GAATCACAACGGTCGTACCGGGTGGAAGAACGCCAAGAAGGTGCAGATCTCGTTGAACACTCGCAAGCCTCGTAAGGGTTCGGCGACTGCTGGCGCTGAACAGATCGCAGTGGTTCGTGTGGTCACTAAGGGTGCCCCTGTGGCGATCACGGACATGGCTGGCCGTGCTGGTGGCACTAAGTCGCGCCGAGAATCAAAGTATCGCCGACCTAATTTTGCGTCAGCTCTTCAGGGCGAACCGTCGCGCTATATGTGGAAAGACATAGATCAGATGGTCGCCGAAACTGAGCGGGCTTTGAAGCCGATCATTGACCAGTTCATGGTTGATGCACAAAGAGAGTTCAACTGATGGCTATTAACCTCCCAATCATTTCTGAGTGGAATCCCAAGGGCATTGATAAAGCCATTGCCGACTTTAAGAAACTGGAAACCAACGGGCAAAAAGCAGCGTTTGCAATCAAGAAAGCAGCGGTCCCCGCAGGGCTTGCTATTGCGGCTCTTGGCGCTGTCGCGTTTGATGCTGTCAAAGCGTTTGCCGAAGATGATGCTGCAGCTCAAAAACTCGCCACCACATTACGAAACACCACAGGAGCGACAGACGCTCAAGTCGCAGCAGTTGAGGACTTCATCACTGAAACTTCCAAAGCAGCAGCAGTTGCTGATGACGAACTTAGGCCCGCACTTGACAAACTTGTTCGAGGCACTGGTGATGTAACAAAAGCACAAAAACTTCTTAGCCTTGCACTTGATGTTTCTGCCGGTACTGGGAAAGATTTGGGGGCAGTCTCCGACGCGTTGAGCAAGGCATTTAATGGGAATCTCGGCCCACTTAAAAAATTAGATCCAGCACTTGCCGATCTGATTAAAAGCGGAGCAACCACCGACGAAGTATTCCAAGCAATGAGCGAGACCTTCGCAGGCCAAGCGGACACTGCAGCGAACACGACCCAAGGCAAAATGAAAAACCTTGGAATCCAAATGGGCGAACTCAAGGAGTCGATCGGACAGGCTGTGATGCCACTTGTAGAGAAACTGCTCCCAGCACTTCAAGCCTTCTCAACTTGGGCAAGTAACAACAAAGGTCTCATCGTCACTCTCGGTCTAGTGATCGGCGGAATTGCCACAGCGATTATTGCCACGAACGCAGCTCTCGCCGTATACAACACGATCCAAGCATTGACAGCAGCACTCAACACTGCACTCACAGCTTCATTCTCGGCTCTCTGGGTCGCCACTGGTGCAGTCGTGATCCTCGCGATCATCGCAGCTCTTGTCGCACTCCAAGTCAAGTTTGACATCTTTGGGAAAGCCATTGACGGAATTAGAGCAGGTTTTTTGATTTGGTGGGGTGTCGTTCAGTATGTGTTTGGCGCAATCAAGTTAGGTTTTGCTGAATTGGCAGATCTTGGGAAAGCGATTTTTGACGGTATCGGTGGAGCGTTCAAGGGAGTAATCAACGCTGTTATTTCTAACCTTGAACGAGGCTTAAACGCTGCTATTAAGGGCTTGAACATTATTCTTGACGGCATTGATTCTGCAGCTGGCCCTTGGATTAACTTTGGTTCAATACCAGAAGTAAGTTTGCCTCGATTAGCTGAAGGTGGCATCGTGACAGGCCCAACGATTGCCATGATTGGTGAAGGCCGTGAACCCGAAGCAGTGATTCCGTTGTCAAAGATGGGCAGTATGGGCTTCGGTGGCGGTGGCAACATCACAATCAATGTCACCAGCGCAGACCCGAACGAAGTCGTGCGCGCACTTCAGGCCTACAACCGCAATGTCGGGAGACTCCCTGTGAGTGTTCAATGAGCGCAGAAGCATGGGTATTCAGACGCGGAGCTCTTGGCACAGACTTCACCACCTCGGTGATCTCGTTTAGTGGCGACGCAGGACGACAGAACTATTTGGACAACTACAGCGGTGGCACATTCCAAATCACCATTAAGAACCAAGCGAACGAAGCCGCCAACTTTACTCGAGGCCTTGAAGTCCGAATAGTGTTTTCAACTGGTGTTGACATCGCATGGGGGACAGTCATCGGTGTCACATACACGGACTACCCCGGCAATGTTGGACTGTCAACTGCGACAATCACCTGCCAAGACGAACTGACCAGAGCAGGCAAGTTCACACTCCAAGACTTCGCTGGTTACAGCCAACAATCAACAACCAATCAGGCCGAAAGATCAAACGAAGCGTTCACAGGACTCAAAACACCTGAAGTCTCCAGAGTCGGTGACGGCATCTCTACAGCTCAAGCAGTCACCCTGTACAACGGCACAATCTTGAACCGTCTCAACCTTTTGAACAACACAGAACGAGGCGCACTGTTGGCACAGTCAGGCGGAATCTTGTTCTTGGCTCGTAGTCGAATGTTGGACTACAACGCTGTCAACTTGCACCGAACAACATCTTCAACAACTTCAATCGCTTACACAGAACTAAGACGCGCAAACGCATTAGACAACTTTAGAAACCAAGTGACTGTCAGTTACTCGGACGCATCTGGCAACGCGTTAGCACCAGTATTCGCAAACAACACAGCAAGTCAAACAGCAAACGGCATAGCAGGGTTCTCTTTTGAATCAGCAGACTTCAGCAGCACCCAAGCAACGGGCCTCGCGTCATGGATCAGCTACACACAAGGCGACCCGACAACACTTAGATTCGAGGTGGACTTTGACGACGCAACCGCAAACGACACAGCCATCAGAGACTTTATTTACAACATCCGCTTTAGCTATAACTTCGCGTCCGTTCTGACTTGGCGAGTCCCCGGAGCAGGAAGCGACACAACAACAAATGTCGTATTTGAAGGTTTCAGTTTTAGTGGTGTGCCGGGCAAAACCAGCTACACCTTCTATTTTTCGCCAGCGTTCTTTTATGACGTATTCATCTTGAACAGTAACGAATCAGGTATTTTGGATACCAGCCGTCTCGGTTGGTAAAGGAGAAACATTATGGCTACACAGTGGACAGCAGGGACAGTCTCGGGGCAGGTGTTGACTGCGGCGACGCTTAACACCATCGGGGCCGCATGGGAAACATGGACACCCACTGTTACGGCAGGGACAGGAACGATTACTACGGTTGGCACGGTTACTTGTAGATACGCAAGAGTCAACAAAATTGTTATGTGCAAATACGATGTTGCAATAACAACCAATGGCACAGGCGGAACTTATGTCCGACTGACTTTGCCAATCACAGCCATTGCAACAGGCACAAACTTCTTTTGTGGCGGTGCAGGTCGTGAAACAAATGTGACTGGCAACATGTTGCAAAACATGATGACCACAACGACACAAGTTGACATTTTTACTTACAACAACGCATACCCAGCAGGCAACGGATACCGACTTACTGGCACACTATTTTACGAGGCCGCATAACCATGAACCTAAACGAAATCGGGCTTGACCCAACAGACGACACAGACATACTTACAAGCCGTATGCGAATCCAGCGCGACCGCCTGTTAGTCGAGTCGGACTGGACACAAGTCGCAGACGCACCAGTAGACCAACAAGCATGGGCGACCTACCGCCAAGCATTGCGAGACTTTCCTGCATCATGGACCGCAGGCCCCGAAGCCGATTTCCCTGATACACCGTGAAAACGCTCGCCGTAATTGCAGCTCTTGCTATCGTCCTGATGTTTGTCGTTACAGGGTGTAGCGACCGCACTCGAAACAACTGCGAAACCCAACCGACAGCGCCCAGATGTGACACCTCAACAGGAGCGACTACACCGTGAAGAAATACACCAATTCTGAGATCAAAGCGCGCCTTGTCCTGATGGTCGGAGCTGCGCTGTCGCTGACATTCATTCTGAGTATTGGAATGATCTTGTATTCACTCGCGTTCGTCGTACAGCCCCTTGAAGTGTCACCCAACGACTCCAAAGCGTGGGAAGTGCTCTCCAGCGTCCTACTGGTTTTGGCTGGTGCGTTAACAGGATTACTGGCCAGTAACGGCCTTAAGGACAAGGGAGAAAAACAAGATGACTGACTACCCGGTACTACCCATCATCATGCCGTCAGACCTAGAAGGTCAAAAGAACGGCGAAATCAAACCAGCCTTACTACGCG